ATCGCGACAGTCAATACCTAGGCAATGAAAAAGATGTTGTTGAAGGTGTTATTAAGATACTAGACAAGCGTTACAGCACACAGTGGGAGAGCTATAACTACACAGCAGTTATGGACGGCAACCTTTTGTCGTTTATGAACAAGTTCGAACACAACGTAGGTGACATGAAACGAATTAAGGCTAAAGTAAAAGCACAAGGCAAGAACAAGTTGTTTAGTGCAAACGAAACACGTCTTAACTATGTTAAACTTTATAAGGTGTAATTATGGGAACTTTAATTGGAATTATTTTATGTATCTTTGGTGTAAAACTATGTTGGGAATCTACTCTAATACTTGATGCTAGAAAGAAAGCATATAAAGCAGGCACACACGATTACTACGGTAACCCTATTAACAAGGAAGATCTATAATGGAATTTTTTACAGCAGATACTAGTTGGTTGTTTATAGCCTATGTGGTAGGTACTCTTGTTGGACTGTACTTTGGGTTTAACATGGCTATCCGTAACCTGTCAGAAAGGATCGTTGATAGTCTTATTGAACAAAAAGTTATTATGACTAAAGGCCACGGAGACAACATGGAGATTGTCAAATACACTGAGTGGTGCAATGATCAAAGTTCAAAATAAACTACCTTACTACTTACATGTAGCATGTTCAGGTGGTGTTGATAGTATGGCCGCTTTAGACTTCTTGTCTAACAACCATCATGCTAACATCTTATTCTTTGATCACGGAACAGAAACTAGCAAACAAGCATATAAGTTTATTGCTCGTTATGCAGGTGAAAACAAATTAGGGTTTCTTTATGGTAAGCCTAGATGGGCTAAAGAAAAGAGAGAAAGTTGGGAGGAGTATTGGCGCAACGAACGATATCATTTCTTTCACAGTGTAGACGCTCCTGTTGTAACAGCACATCATTTAGATGATTGTGTAGAAACTTGGATATGGAGTAGTATGCATGGAAAAGGGAAAGTTATTCCTTATCGCAATCGTAATGTTGTGCGTCCTTTTCGCCTTACCCGCAAACGGGATTTAGAACTTTGGTGCAATCTTAGGAACGTACCATTTATTGAAGATGAGTCTAATGAAGATACACGTTATATGCGTAATTACATTAGGCATGAAATGATGCCACATGCACTTCGTGTAAATCCTGGCATTCATAAAACTGTAATGAAGAAGGTACGTGATGAACATACAACACCAATCGCTGTTTAATACAGCAAAAGTAGAAAAGATTTACTCAGAGAAAGATGGCGTACCAGTAACGTATGTTTGTACTACTGATCTGCAACAATCTGATATGCCTATGGATGTGTTTTATCGTGAGACACCGCACCCAGAGTTTGGTAACAAATACTTTGGCCTTTTTAGAAATAGGTTAGATGAACTTATGATTACTAGTGCTGATGTTGTAGAGTCACTTGAGTTCGGTATGATTAAACATGACGGTAAGTACTATTACAGTCAGTCACACCATGATTATAAAACTGTAGGTGATAAAATGATTGACGGTGGAAGAGCATATATTAAAAGTAGCGGCGGCGCTGTTGCTATGCGTATAAAAAATGGAAAATTTTATATTAAACAACTAGAGGATATAGTAGAACATTATGAGCGATGACAATTATATAGGTTTTGAAGATTCACTAGATGAAGATGATTACGGATTGATCATCTGTGGTAAAACAGGCAACCTTAAAGGCTTGTTTATTCCTAGCGGAAAAGAAGATGCACTTGTACCTGAAACAATTACAGAAATTTGTTTAGGTGTATTTGGCATAGATCCAAATGATGATGAGCTAGACGAAACAATAGGACAAACGATACACTAATGACTCCGCAAGAAATTTTTGAACACAAACAACGTTGGATGCCAGGCTACCCTGTAAAGCTACACAGTGACCTACGATCTAAAGGAAAAGCCTGGTGTAAAAAATTAGACAAATGGGAATGGAATTTTAAGCAATATACTAACAACTACGAAGATACTTATTATTTCGAAAATATATATGCGTCTCAAAATTTTGAGATGGAACATTCAAGGTGGGTGATACGTGGCTAAGAAAGCACCAAAGATAGGAGACAAAGTCGAACACACTTGTACGTTAAATGGAACGTTTCAAGGTGTTGTAATCGAAGTGTTGTCGACACAATTTATATACAAGACCGCAGATGGTCATGATCGATTTTGTTTGTTTAGAGAGATATGGAAGAAACTAGATGAAAGTTAAAGTAGGAAAATATCCTAGTAGACTAATGTGTAACATACACAGTAACTTTATGAATACAAAGTATGATTACAACTGGCCTGAAGAAATGTTTTGGAGCCACGAAGACTTTGTGATTCAAGCAATTGACGATGGAATACAAAAGGTATACGATGTATTCAACTGGTTATGGTTTGACAGACGCACACAAAAAGTTAGCATACGTATAGACAAACACGATACTTGGAGTATGGATCATACTCTTGCTCCTATTATACTTCCTATGCTTATACAACTAAAAGAAACTAATCACGGCTATCCTGCTAACTTAGAAGAACACGAGTGGGATAATATTATGGATGAAATGATTTGGGCGTTTGAGCAAAAGTGCAGAGATCATTGGGAAGAAGATTATTACGGTCCTTACATAGATGGTGAAGATGGAGTCTTCAGCGGACACTTTGAATGGACAGACAACGAAGGCAGAATGAAACATCAAGAACGAATGACAAACGGATTTAAGTTATTTGGCGAATACTATGAAAACCTCTGGGATTGAATTAAACGATTTGGACGATACTACAACACAAGAAACATACAAGGAAGTCTCTTCTGAAAGTAGAGCTCGTAACCTTGCGATGGAATTGTCTAAAGAGAAGAAACGTTTAAAACGAGAACTTGCAGAACTACAACAGGAGAATGAAGAACTTACTCCTACAACTCCAACAGGCACACCTGACTGGTACGTTAAGTGGTTTAGTATGGTAGCGGCTGTAATAGGTGTGTTTTCTTTAAGTGCAGGCTTTACAATGTTTGGACAAGTAGCATATGTACTCAGTAGTTGTGGTTGGGTATATGTAGGAATGGCTTGGGGAGATAGAGCAATTATGATAGGTAGTGCTATAAGCGGAACAGCAGTAATGATGAACATAGTAACGAGTTTAACATGACTGAGTCTGCAGATCCTATGATGGGCTTACTTGCATTGCTTCTAGTAATTGGAGTACCATCTCTGATCTTTTGGTGGCTGGGTTGGTTTAAACGTGATAGTGTAATGATGTCAGCAGAGAAAACAGACTTTGGTCCAGATAAACCAAAAGAAATGATGAGTGCAGAAGGCATATTTTACATCCTATGGAACTGGAAAAGTTATGCGGCAAAGACAGTATGGATAGGTGCAATACCATTTGTTTGGTACTTGGATGGATTTGGTGCTGCATTTGGATGGTTCTTCTTTGGTGGCATATTAGTATTAATGGGCAAGTTTTGGGAGTTATTTAAACGATGAAAAAATTAGCAGAATATTTAGACATATGTAAAAAGCATTGGAAGGAGATCTTTGCTCTTTCTTTTGCATTACATTTTATAATGGATTTACTAGTAATAGGACCTTTATTCTTTTTACTAGGATACTTTTTTGGAATAGAGGCACATCACTAATGACAGATATGTTTGAGGTAGACGACGAAGCAATACGTAACTTAGTAATACTTGCTAAAGAAGGTGAAGCAATGGACCCTATAGATTGGGGCGAATTATCAGTAACAGAAGACCAAGCCTATATAATGATGGCAACTCATGTACTGGAAATGGAAAGAAATCACTTGACAGATGGCGCAATTATTGTTAAACTATTAGTTGAGAACTTTGTATTAAACTGTAAACTAATGGGAATAAAATGAGTAAAATATACGAAAAGACAGCAATATTGATAAACACACGGAATGACCAAGAGGTTGAGTGCGAAGTTGATAATGTTAGAGAAAAAGAATCGTTAGATGCTTTTATAGCAGGTAACAAAATACACATGCGTTGGAATGGCAGAATCTTTGTAGGTAATGCCCACGGAATGGAGTTTACTTCCTCAGGACCAGTAGGACGCGAAATTAAAGGGAGATACTAATGAGTAAACAGAAAGTAGAAGTGATGGATGGACCATTTAGCACGGCGCTAGTCGAAGACACCGAAGGTGTACTTTATAGAGAAATTAAAACAGTACGGGTTAAGTCAGATGGTATGTTAACAGAGTATATCACAAGACGTGAATACCGTACAGACGGTGACTATAATGACACTTCATTAAGTCGTCCACTAATTAAAGTATCAGGAGAATAATATGCCTTTGATTCCTATGGTTGTTGAACAAGAAAGCAGAGGAGAGCGTTCATACGATATCTACTCACGTTTGATGAAAGACCGTATCATTATGTTAAATGGTCCAGTCGAAGATAACATGGCTAATCTTGTTGTAGCACAAATGTTATATTTGGAAAGTGAAAATCCAGATAAAACAATTAACTTGTATATTAACTCACCAGGTGGTGCTGTAACAGCAGGACTTGCTATCTATGACACAATGCAATTCATCAAGTGTGATGTAAAAACTATTGTGATGGGTCAAGCATGTTCAATGGGCTCTTTCTTAGCACAAGCAGGAACAGCAGGCAAACGTATTGTGTTGCCCGAGTCACGTACAATGATTCACAGAGTAAGTTCAGGTACACCAGGTACAAGTGGTTCAGTGCATATTCAAGAACTACAGATTGAGGATATCAATCGACACTACGAAGAGTCGCAGAAAGTTAACAAGCGTCTAACTGAATTGTATGTTAAGCATAACTCAGCAGGCAAAACGTATGAAGAACTGTTTGACACTATGAAGTTTGACACGTTCTTAACAGCACAAGAAGCAGTTGAAAACGGCTTCGCTGATAAAGTAGTGGAGAGTAGATAATGGCTGAACCAGTAGATGTAAGTAAGAAGCACTTTTATATAAGTCTTGTTAAAAGTGCAACACGTATCGCAGGATGCACTGTTGCTCTAATTACAGGTGCTTGGGGCTACATGGCCCTAGGGTTGCTTTTTGCTGAAGTATTAGGTATTGCGGAGGAACTATGAGTGCCGCGGCAATGCGAGTAGACGAGCTCAAACAATTCGTCGCTGATAAGAAAGGTATTCCTACAGAGGAAGATCTAAATAAAACTCTTAGAGAAACAACACTTGTTGTAACATTTAACAAACTTGATGGTGCCGAAAGAGTAATGACATGTACGAAGTCGTTTGATGTCATTCCAGAAGCCAATCATCCAAAGTCAGACAAGCCTAGTAAAGAAGGCAATGTTACTGTATGGGACGTTAATGCAAATGGGTGGAGAAGTTTTAAGTATGAAAGAGTAACTAAAGTAGAAAAAGTGGTTGACACTAAAGAAGGTTGACTGTATATTAGTTACATTGGGTGTGAAGTGTTATGGTAGCACGGCGGTCTCCAAAACCGCAAGCTGAGGTTCGACTCCTTACACGCCTGCCAAATAATTTGGCCCGTTCGTCTAGTGGTTAGGACACATGGTTTTCATCCATGCAACAGGAGTTCGATTCTCCTACGGGCTACCAAGTTAAGTATACTCTGCATACAGTATAGCTGATGCAACAGGCTGATAAACTGGGAGTATACTTATTAAACGGAGAGTTGGCTGAGTGGTCGAAAGCACACCCCTGCTAAGGGTGCATACGTGGAAGCGTATCGAGGGTTCGAATCCCTCACTCTCCGCCACAACAGAAAGGAAAACACACACAAGGAATAAATTATGAAAAAATTAGCAATCGCATTAGTTCTACTAGCAAGTACAGCAAATGCAACAGCAGATGATAGATTTGAATCTATCCAAAGAGTTTGGCCTACCTGTGCATCATGTCACGGAGCACAAGGTCAAGGAATGGGCGGCATGCCCGCACTAGCAGGTAAAGATGCCGACTACATTATTAACGCATTACTTCAGTACAAAAACAAAGAACAACGTGGTCCATTAAGTGCATTAATGTGGCAACAAGCATCTATGTTGACTGAAGCTCAAATTGGTACTATTGGCGTTTATATTCAAGAAACGCTTGACACACCGGCCAATTGATAGTATAATATACTTTTTAAACACACTCGGAGAAGTTATGTTAGACATACAAGGTATTACCCAAGATAGAATTGAAAAGATGAAAGAGGATATCGATAATCCTTATAGAGTAAACGGTTTCAACGGAACATGGGCGTTTTCGGATCATCGTAAAATTCCTGAAGTATTGCTAGGTTTTCTACAACACCATTTCGGACAGTACAGAGTCAGACGTATTCCGTTGGATAAGATCAACGAAGTAATGAATGACATTTGGGAAGGACCAGGTAGTCTTGAAAAAGTACTAAATGCAGAGCTTGAAATGAAACAGTCCGGCAAAGACGTAAAGTTCACAGCCGCTGACATTGCAGCAACCAAAGCGACTGGAGATGAAGACGATTCACTTCCTGTTGCAGACGCAAATAATAATTGATAATTAATTATACGCTCGGATAGCTCAGTTGGTAGAGCAGGGGTTTTGTAAACCTCAGGTCGTAGGTTCGAATCCTATTCCGAGCTCCATTTTTAGTGTGGGGCCGTAGCTCAGTAGGGAGAGCGATTGGTTTGCAACCAATAGGTCGTGGGTTCGATCCCCTCCGGCTCCACCATTTTTCTTCCAAAACCGGTTGACAAGACTCTATTTCTTTGCTATAATATATACATAAATTAGGCAAACAAATAGAGGCATATATGACATTAGTTGACAAAGCAAAGTTGTACGCTACAGCGGCACACGGTGCTATTGGACAAATCCGTAAATACACCGGCGAACCTTACGTAACACACCCTATCAGAGTAATGAATCTTGTAAGCACAGTTGTGCAAGACGAGAAAGTGTTGGCGGCGGCATTATTACACGATGTCATAGAAGATACTCAAATTACTAAAGAAGACATTGCTATGGCCTTTGGCGTAGATGTTGCTGACATGGTTGTTGCGTTAAGTGATCCACCAAAAGTAGAAGGTGGTCCAAATCGTAAAACACGTAAAGCACAAGACCGTGAAAGGTTAGCAAAAGCACCAGCTGATGTACAAACTGTAAAAGTAGCAGACATGATTGACAACACTGAAAGTATTGTTGCACATGATCCTAAGTTTGCAAAATTGTACTTAGAAGAAAAGCGTTTGTTGTTAGAAGTATTAACAAGTGCAGATCCTAAGTTGGTTGCAATAGCAAAGAACCAGGTGAAGAAATGAGTAAGTTTCGAGAGCAATACTTGAAACCTACTTATTTCAAGACCAAAGACCATTGGATGGTAGGCACTGTATGGCCTGTAAAAGGTTCTAAGGATAACGAGTATAGTGTAGAACTTACAGACAAAGGTTTTACATGTGATTGTACTGGCTTTACTTTTAGAGGTAAGTGTAAGCACAGCACAGGTATTAACGAAAGAGTAGAAAGGGCAATGGATTATGATTTTAGCATATAAAGACTTAGAGTTTATTCAAACAATAAACCCAATAGGAATACAATCAAAAGTACAGTTTGGCGGATACATGTTAAGTATTGTAAAGAACGAAGTTTCATATGGCGGCGAAGAAGGGCTGTATGAAATCGCTGTATACAAAGGTGATTTCCAAGAAGAACTACCTGGCATTACTAATGATAATGATACAGTAAAAGGCTTCTTGACATCCGTTGATGTCGATGCTATAATAAAGAAAATGTACTTAGTAACAGGCACAGAAGGCAAACAAATATGAGAACACAACCGCAAGATATAATTGCAAGGCTAGAAGCTGACAATAGTAAGCTCGCCAAACAAGCAATTTTAAAAGAAGCACTTGAAGAAGGTGTACCAGAGTTTTTCGAAGGTATTACAATGGCACTTGATGCTCTTGTTACTTTTGGTGTTAAGCAAGTACCTGAGCGTTCAGACGTACTAACCGGACAAGGTCTTTCGTGGCCAGTGTTCAAAGAGCTTGCTGATAAACTTGCCAATCGTGAACTAACAGGACATGCGGCACGTGATGCTATCGAACTTGCAATGGGTGTTGCTACTACAGAACAGTGGAATGGCTTTTACAGACGTATCTTAATTAAAGACTTACGATGCGGAATGAGCGAAAGGACTGTTAACAAAGTAGCACCAGGTACTGTTCCTGTGTTTACATGTAGCCTAGCACATGACTCAGCCAAGCATGAAAAGAAAATGGTTGGTAAGAAACAAATTGAAATCAAACTAGATGGTGTAAGAGTTATTACTATCATCCGTGATAATAAAGTAGAAATGTTTAGCCGTAATGGTAAACAGTTTCATAACTTTGGTCACATCATTGAAGAAATTCAAACAGTAATTAAAGACCACCCTGTACCTTATCCGCTAGTATTAGACGGAGAGGTAATGAGTGCTAACTTCCAAGACCTTATGAAACAAGTACATCGTAAAGATGGTAAACAAACTACTGATGCTGTATTGCATTTGTTTGATACTATTCCATTAGGCTGTTTTAACGCAGGTAGTTGGGATAAGCCACAGAGCTTTAGAAGCCAAATTACTAAGCATTGGGTAGAAGACCATGCAGACGTCTTAGAGCACGTACAAGCGTTGGACTGGGAAGATGTTGACTTGGACACACCCGAAGGCCAAGAACGCTTTGTAGCGTTAAATAAAGCGGCTGTAGACGGTGGTTACGAAGGAGTTATGATTAAGGACATTGATGCTCCTTATGAATGTAAGCGAACTCATGCATGGCTTAAAGCAAAGCCGTTCATTGAGGTAACATTGGAGGTTAAGGATGTCGAAGAAGGAACAGGACGAAACGAAGGACGACTTGGTGCATTTGTTTGTGAAGGAATTGATGACGGAAAGAAAATTAGTGTTAATGTCGGTAGTGGCTTTACTGATGCTAATCGTGACGACTTTTGGGATAGTCGCACTAGTATCACAGGTCAACTTGTAGAAGTAAGAGCTGATGCTGTAACACAAAACCAAGACGGAACATATAGTTTACGTTTTCCAAGATTTAAAACTTTTAGAGGCTTTGAGCCCGGAGAGAAACTATAATGGATAGTATTCAAATACTATTCTTTAGTCTACTAGTTGTTACATGGGCCTCATATGGCATGCATGTAATAAAAGAATTTATAAGAAATCACATTGATTAGGAGAAAGGAAATGATAGAACCAGCAATCAAAAAACCAAGTCTGTTTAGACGAACTATGATGAGCCTTGTTAATGGTTGGAGGCGTGTAATGGATGTCAAATATAATCCATTGAAATATATCCCAGACCCGAGTTTACAGACATACTTCATGTTAGTGCTGTTTACTATTTGGAGTGTATGGTTCGGCTTCTTAGCCGCAAACTACTTGTTGGTTTGGATATAATACAGTAGCAAGTATCATTGTTCATATAGCAATCCTTGTACCACTAGCAATGACTAATGCAATCTTTGTAGATGCAGAACGTGATGGTCACAAATGGTTAAAGGAATGGAAAGAAGAACAGTCAAGGTACAACATTGTAGTGAATAGACTTAGAACTAAAAACCTAACATTATGGGACCCTAACAAAGAGGCATAGAATGGAAAATTTAGGATTAATTATTGGAATAGGCTGTGTAATGATGTGTCCAATGATATTTGGCGCAATCACAGCAATCAAGTCAATTGAAGCATCTAAAATGTGGTGGGAAGAATGAAAAAGATTATGTACTTCCTTAAATGGAACTTCACTGATATGCAAGGATATTCAAAACGATATCTTTCGTACCTTGCACTAGGTTTGGCAGCCTCATTTACCATCGGAGCAGAATATTTCTACATTGCTCCAATGTTTATGTTTATTGATTTTACAATAGACATTGTTCGTCAACGTTATCAAGACTTCAAAGACGAACAACAAAAAATTATCGACGACTTATCTAAGTAATGGAACGGCATGTCTTACACGTCTTTACAATGGGGGACGTGGAAGACCCCGACCTCTACATTTCACCTGCAATATTTGAATGGCAACAGACCCCAAACGGCAAGTGGGCAACGAAACACGGTAGTGATTTAAAATACCACATTTACCCCGATGATTATTCAATGGGGTATAAAGTAAAAGTAACAGGACTGTTTGAAGATAAGCATTTAACATATTTAAGACTAATTAATAGTTGACTTTTTGCGTTAAAGCATATATACTTTTTGTAACAGCATTTTTGGAGAACTAGAAAAATGGCATTGCCTAAAACTAAAAGAAAGAAGCCTAGAGCTGCTCCCCGAATACAACGTGGGGCAAAACTTAAAGAGCCGGATTGGGAAGGTTGGGAAGAATGGACTGGTGAGCAGATCCATAAACATCGTCGGTATGTACACTCTTGGTACTACGAGCATTTCAAGCCAGTAGACTTGTATGCTAACGTTCCTAAGTGGATGACTGACAACGAATATTCTAAAGACGATATTAAGGCTGTTAAAGCTGCACCCAATAATGCGTTAAGTATAACAGCGGGCATTGTAGCACGAATGGATACCAAAGGTGCACCTAGACTAAACAAGAAAGAAGCAGATCACTGGCTAAGTTTGCCAGGAACTGGTGGAGAACTAACTTGTGGTGTAGATAGATTCTTACGTAACTCTGTTGCTAAGTGTATTAAAGTTGGTGAAAAGGTACTTGCTGAAAAGAAAGAAGAACAAGAAGTAGAAGCAAAGACTGTTGCAAAGCCAGTACTAACAATCCAAGACCGTATACAAATGCAAGCACATGCCGCTTGCGAGCAAGTAGACTTATGGTTAGATCAATATGTAGACAAACCTGAAACATGGAAACTAGAAGGATTTGATGTAAAGTCGCACTTTATAAAGAACAAAGTTACACAAGCTCATGCTAGAAAGATTAAAGACATCTATAAGCCCGAACTAGATGAAATTGTAGAATGGCACAATATGCCTACACCAGCACAGCTCAAAAAGATGGACGAGCATACAGCAGATATGTGGGCTCAGCTAAAAGAAGGCTACGAACACCGCAACAAAAAGTATATGGCTACATGGCTTAAAGCATTAGAAAAGATTATGCAAGCATGTGATATGATTATTGAAAGTGCAAAAGCAACACGTAGACCACGTAAAGCGAAAGTATATAGTGCAGAGAAACTTGTACAAAAGATGAAGTTTAAGAAGCAAGACGACAAGTACAGTCTTGTAAGTATTAACCCTGCAGACATCATATATGCTAACGAGCTTTGGGTGTTTAACACTAAGACACGTAAGATAGGCAAGTATGTTGCTAAAGATCCTGATCCGCAAAAAATGCAACGACCAGGTAGTGGACTTCAAGTTAAAGGAACTACAATTATAGGATTCCATGAAGAAGAAAGCATACAAAAGACGCTACGTAAGCCGGATGATCAACTAAAAGACTTTAAAAATGCAGGTAAAGTAGCATTACGAAAGTTCATGGACGATATTAAAACAACGGATACAAAATTGAATGGACGTATTAATGCGGAAATCATACTACTGAAGGTTTCTTGATAAATACTTACATGAAGCAATTAGATCCCAATAAAGTTCGCATCGCTGTAGACGGACTACCAATACTAGCAGAAGTAGTCAACGCACTCGCTGAAGTTGATCAAACGCCTGATATGTCAAAACTAGCACTTAACAGTCTTAGTGGAGATTTAATTCAAGGTGGAACTATAACGAAGTTCACAAGCACAGGTATTAAAGACGAATCCAGCAGACTAGTTGTATTTGTAAACGATGATGGCATTGTTACAGATACTATTGACGTAGAAACATTAATTGGCGAAACTAATGTGTCAGGCGATCTTAAAGTTGATGGCGAAATATATGCTAAGAAACTACATGTTGATGAAGTTACAGCAGATGTCAGAAACGAACGTTCGGGACCATTAGAGTTTAATGATGCTGACGGCAACATTTACAATAAAGGATTGCTTTGGGTCCAAAAGGAAGGACCAACTAAACAACTTGTATATAGACCTAATCCAGATAGACTTTGGAGTAGTGATGCTATTGATCTACATGCAGATGCTGCTTACTTAGTAAACGGCAACTATGTGTTAAACAAAGACTCACTAGGTCCTGATGTAAAGACAAGTAGTTTAAAACAACTTGGCATATTAAATGAACTTACAGTAAAAGGTAATATGTCACTAAGTCAGCACCTATTTTGGAACGCTGACGCTGACAGACTAGGCCTAGGCACAGATGCACCAAACGGTGCAATAGGTGTAATGGGCTTTGATTCAGAATTTGTTGTAGATGTAGATCAACCTGAAGTTAGGATTGGTACATACACAACACACGATTTAGAAATCATCACAGATGATACTCCCCGCATTACATTATCAGCAAATGGTAAAGTACACTTCGGAACTAAAGGCGGAGACAGTGCAAGAGTTACTGTCCACGGCAAGTTAGGCGTAGGTGTAAACCAAGTTGCAGACGATACTAGTTTTGCAGTTGCAGGCCCTATACGATTTGAAAACAAAAAGTTTCAAGTAGGAGAAGGAACACCAACAGAAGGACAATACCGCAAAGGCGATATTGTTTGGAATGACGATCCTAAACCTACAAGTTATATAGGCTGGGTGTGCATAAGAGAAGGCACCCCTGGAGAATGGAAGCCCTTTGGGCAAATTTCTTCATAGAAATATTACTGCATAACTTTCCAAAAACCTCAAATAAATATTAATGCTAAAGTATAGTTTATATTTTAGAAAGGGAGTATAATTAATATATGAAAAAAATTGATAAAACATTGCGTGAGGCATCATACTGGGTGTATGCGGCATGGACAGCACCATTTGTCGCATTGGCAGTTCTTATAGGCGAAATTTTAATAGGCACAGACACAGTACTAGGAGCAACTAGTATTGCTGTAGTAGTCACTTTTGTAACCACTAGTGTATTTTGGTGGTGGTGGGCAATTACCAAAATTGTTTACATGGTAAAAATGACGGCAACGGTCGAACAGAACTTTGACGAACTTAAAAAAGAATTAATAAAGTTAAACAAAGACCTTAATAAATAATTACATGTATGTATTTGGAAACGGTGAAAGCCGTCAAGGTTTTGATGTCTCACGTTGTTATGGCCCTAAAGTAGGGTGTAACGCTATTATGAGAGACTATGAAATGGATCACCTCGTTTGTGTAGACAAGCGTATGGTTGAAGAATCTATTGAAAGAGGCGTTAACCAACATACTATAGTTTATACTAGGTATGACTGGTTTCCAAGATACAAGAAACACACTAACATAAGACAACTACCCGACTTGCCCTACAAAGGCAATGAACGTTGGGACGAACCATTCCAATGGGGTAGCGGTCCTTATGCTGTCCTTATTGCCACTCAAAAGGCAAAGAATGAAACTGTTCATTTGATAGGCTTTGATCAATACAGTAGCACATTGAAAGTAAACAACATATACAAAGATACTAGAAACTATGATAGAGCAGACAAACGTGCTGTAGATCCTCGTTACTGGATACATCAAATAGGCAAAGTATTTGAATGTTATGCAAAAACTAACTTTGTAGTATATGATTTACATGAAAAAATGCAAAAAGCCTGGAATTACCCTAATGTTTCTCTTGACAAACTAAGTAATATATCGTATAATTAAACAATGAGGACTTATACGTCGACCCTCTTTAAATACTCCGCCGTTTTATAGGAGAAAATTATTATGGCATATTACAGTACAAAAACATACGGACACAACATCGGACTATCAGCGGTGTTCCGTCAACCAAAAGCAATGCATTCACATTGTCATTTACTTCATGGCTATAGTTTACAGTTTAAATTTGTGTTTGGGTGTTCAGACCTAGATGAGAAAAACTGGGCTGTTGACTTCGGTGGATTGAAACCGTTAAAGGCTTGGCTTGAAGATAGTTTTGATCACAAGACAGCAATTGATATTGCAGACCCAGAACTAGAAACTTTTAAAGCACTAGAAGAAAAAGGTCTAGCAGAGATTAGAACTTTTGATGGTGTTGGTTGTGAGAAGTTTGCATATCACGCATGGAAGTTTGCTGATCAGCTCATTAGAGAAATTAGTGACGGACGTTGCTGGTGTGAGAGTGCAGAGTGTGCAGAACATGGCGCCAACTCAGCAATCTATACTCCATACACAACTCAAAAGATGTCTGTTGCCGATGGCAAAGATTGATAAGAGTCAATACACTAAAGAAGAGTGGTTAAGGATTAAGGCAGAGCGCAGAGAAGCAAAAGCCCAACAACACTTAGCCACTATTCCACAGGACTATTATATTTTGTGTTTGAAACATGGCACAAAATATAGTCCTGATTATGTAAACAAGTTATACAATATGTGTAAGCGTCATTGTACGCTAGACTTTAAGTTTGCTTGTCTTACAGACGATCCAATGGGCTTAGACCCTAATATTCAAATATTAACTTTACCTAGTGGCCTTGCTGGCTGGTGGTGTAAGCCTTACATGTTTTCAAAAGACTTGCCTATTAAAGGCACTATACTTTACCTAGACTTAGATGTTGTTATTAGCGGCAACTTAGACAAGTTGTTAACTTGGCAACCCAATCATTGGTGTACCGTAAGAGACTACACAAGAGCAATGCGTCCAGGATATCAAAAGTATAACAGTAGTGTTGTTAAATTTAAAACAGGCGAACTAGACTTTGTATGGGACAAGTATCAAAAGGACCCAAAGAGCTATCAGAAGTTATTCTTTGGTGACCAAGACTACTTGTATGATGTTACATACAAAACAAAAGCGGCTATGTTGTATCCAGACAGTTGGACACAGAGTTGGAAATGGGAAGTTCGTAGAGATAAATCATTTGCTCCGGGTGGAGTAAGAGGTAATAGAACATTTAAAGAAATAGAAAATGTTGTACCTAGAGTAGAATGTTGTGTATGCGTTTTTCATGGAGATCCTAATCCGGAAAATTGCAAAGACCCATGGGTGATAGAAAATTGGAAATAAAGAAACATTACATTTTTGATGTTGACGGAACACTAACTCCTAGTCGCGGACAAATGGACTTACAGTTTAGAGCGTTCTTTAATACATTTTGTTTAGTAAACAATGTTTACCTTGTTACAGGTAGCGACAAACCTAAAACAGTAGAGCAAATTACGGAACCAACGTACAACTTAGCAAAACGTGTGTATAACTGTTCAGGCTGTGATGTCTGGGAAGGTAAGACACACATAAGAGCATCGCATTGGGTACTTCCTGAAGATGCACACGAATGGTTAAGTATTAAACTTACAGAAAGTCCTTTTACAATACGTTCGGGCTTACACTTTGAACATCGTCCAGGTATGGTTAACTACAGCATAGTAGGCCGTAATGCTAATAAAGAGCAACGTGCAGAGTATGTAGCATATGATACATCTGAAGACGAACGAAACAAAATAGCGAAGTCATTTAACAAATTGTTTCCTGAACTAGAAGCACGTCCGGGTGGTGAAACAGGCATTGATATTGCTCCCAAAGGAAGTGATAAGAGTCAAATATTAGTTGACTTTGATCCTAAAGATGAACTATATTTCTTTGGTGATAGAATGGATATTGCAGGTAATGACTATCCTCTAGCAAAACAAATCATTGACAATGACTTGGGTATGTGCTATAATGTAGACAACTACAAAGAAACTTGGAAACTACTCGATGAACAATCTTAAACGTATAGGCTTTGCATGTAAGTACATGCATGACGATCAGACACAGAAGAAGAAAATACTAGAGGAAATTCAACGCCCGCTAAATACTCGTAGCACAACAGTACAGTGGCTCAATAGGCAGACACGTGATGTTGCTGAAGAACGCTTGTGGGACATCATGGTCCATAACATTGCGTCATACAAAAGGTTGATTGAATATGTGGGAAGTCTTCCTCCGCAACTTAGAATGGTCCGACTTGGTAGTGATGTACTTCCTGTTTATACCCAGCGTGATTGGTCTTATTATTGGCGTAAGCCTGACGTGGTTGCGTACTGTGAAAGAGAATTCGCAAAAGTTGGCGCAACGGCAAGAACCCTCGATGTTAGACTCTCGATGCACCCAGGCCAATTTACAGTCCTTGCTTCAGATAGTGAAGAGATAGTAGAACGGAGTATAGAAGAATTTGAATATCACACCGATGTCATACGCTGGATGGGATACGGCAAACGATTCCAAGACTTTAAGTGCAATGTACACATCAGCGGCCGCCAAGGTCCAGCCGGTATCAAACATGCCGTCGACCACAGACTTTCTCCAGAAGCGAGAAACACGATTACGATCGAGAATGACGAAAACAAATGGGGTATTGAACACTCACTTGAGCTCGTCGACACATGCGCTCTCGTACTTGACATACACCACCACTGGTGCCGTGAAGGTGAATACATTAGGCCCACCGACGCTAGATTTGCTCGTGTAATAGATTCGTGGCGTGGCGAACGACCTGTAATACATTATTCATACAGTCGTAACGAACACTTGCCCGAAGGCTTCGATCATGTGTTGAAACCCGAGATGGCACAACTACTAGCAAACGGTTACAAGAAAGCAAAACTACGAGCTCACAGTGATTACTATCCTAACCAGAGTTGCAATGACTGGGCATTGAGCTTCTTGCCTTACGCAGATATTATGTGCGAATCCAAGATGAAGAATCTTGCTAGTATTGACTTATATAAATACAAAGAGGAACTAGAACACTATGAGCTATTTAAACACAATGTACAGCAACAAGAGCCAGAGCTCGAAAACGCCTGAAAAAGAATCAACAAAAAATCCTAACCGCGTAGCGGGTGGACTTAAAGGTCAAGGTGTTGATCATTTCTTAATGATGTCAGAAGATGGCTCAGAACAACAAGTTCCTACACAGCGTTATGTGAATAGCCTGGAAGAGCAGATAAGAAAACAGCGAGGCGCAATTAACGTTTTAGAACGTAAACTGGCTCGCTGTGAATCTAGTATAGATCGATTAAATTCTTTAAACTCTACTTCTTAGATAGTTTAAATACTTCATCAACTAAGTCAGCTTTTTTCTTTCTCTTATCAATATCAACTTTAAATTCCTTTTTAGCAAATGCTTCAAGTTTATCCTTAGTTAATTTTGCAAGGTCTGCTTTCTTAACAGTCGCTTTTTTAGCTGCAGGTTTAGCCGCTGGCTTTTTAGCTTCTGCTTTCTTAGCAGGTGCAGGAGTTGGAGCCTCTTTAGGTGCTCTATACTCTTCTGTTGAAAAAAGGTTACGTAACCAATTAAACATATTAATTCTCCATTTTAATAAATTAACAAGAGTATTTACATAAATATGTTAACAAGGAGACTAATTATGGTAGAGAAATTAGAACTAAAAAAGATTGACGGGCTTAGAATTGACAAGAAAGCGTTTCAACCTATCAACCTTAAAAAGGACGACAAATTACCTGAAAGTAAGAAGTCTATGAAAACAACTGAAAACACTAGACCAGGAGGATATAAATTCTAATGAAAAACTGGATTATTAAAAGATTAGGCGAAAGAACAACACTTGACGGTGCTGTACTTGTTGCCGCTGGCGTAGCATTTTTAATTTTTAAACCAATCGCAAGTTTAGTAGCATACGGTGCTATTGCATACGGCGCTTGGACTATTTGGAAAAAAGAAGATTAATAAATGGCTAGAGAATATACATTAACTGTTGAAACATCTGAAAATACAAGAGAAGTATCTGAAGGTGTTACTAAAGAACTGTACAATGCTACTATCACTAAAGTAGAAACAGGTCAAACTATATCAATAGTTGATGTTGTAAGCACCTATGATAGAGATGATTGGTGTGCTACTGTATTCGAACATGCAAAAGAAGGATTAGATCATGAAGACGGTCCTAGTTGTTGCTATGTTAATGCAAGTTACGTAGACTAAAGTTTACCAATAGGGAGATCAGAACTAGCACTCATATTCCAAACTTGTTTGCGTTCTACTCCCTTTTTTTGTGCAAATTTCTTTGCATCACAATTATTACACACATGAAAATAGTTATTATTTAGACGCTTAGGGTCCATATTTCCTCGTGGCCTTTCAAACTCAGTATCACAGTTATCACATCTGAGTAAAACAAACGTCTTATCGCGTGTGTAGGGGTGTGTATGACCCAATTTAGACTGTCTTTCGTGCCTGGTTTGCACAATAAATTCTTTAATGAACATACATATACTTAGTTACATTCGGATTATAAAACTATTCGATAAATATATTAAACAGGAGTATTGATGTTCGTATTGACCATAACAGAATCTGCTAAAAGCAAAGTAAATGAATTATGTAATGCACAGCCAGACACGTTTGCTGTACATTTAGGCTTAAAAGGTGGTGGCTGCGCAGGGTTTGAATACGAATGGGATATGATCGAAAAGGATAAAGTTGGAACTCACGACGAAATAATCAACACAGGCAACGGTAACTTAGTAGTAAACGCAGAAAGTTTAATGTACTTGTTTGGTAGTGAGATAGATTATTCTAGAGACGTATTTCAAACACAGTTTGTTATTAACAATCCTAACGCTCAAAGTGCATGCGGTTGCGGAGTAAGTGTTAATTTTAACAACAACATAGAAGACAATATACAAATTTTGGAGCTAAAATAAGATGGCAAGACAAGAAGTAGATATCGGCATTGAAGGTAATGACGGAACCGGTGATAGTATTAGAGAGTCGTTTCGTAAGGTAAACGAAAACTTTCAAGAGATATATGCAGTAGTAGGTAAAGGTGGACAAATTACCTTTACATTACTTGCTGACACACCCGACGATTTAACACCGTTTAAAGGCGATGGCGTAGATGCGTATTTGCCAACAGTATCACAAGATGGCACAGAGATTGAAATCAGAAAGTTAGGCTCCGATAGTGATGAAAATCCTACAGCTATTGATACAATTAGTATAAGTGTTTCTGAAACTGGTAAAATAATACTAAAACTAAATGCTATTTCATTAGAGTCTGATCCGGAACCAACACTAGGTGGACCACTGAATGCTGCTGGTGTTGCTATTGGTAACTTAGGCACAACTAATACTGATGTTACAAATTTTAACAATATACACGGTACAAGTTTAACACAAGATGATCTAGCAATTGATAAAAAGTTTGCTGATAAAAATTATATCCCTAGACAAGACCCAGGCGAAACAATTAATGTACCTGCAGAATTAACAGAAGCTACGTCATACACAAAAATAGTTGATTCTATTCAAACTATACAAATTAATGATATAGGATACGTTGGTAGTGTACAAATTTCATCACACGGTTTATCACGTGGTTCAGATGGTTCTGCATATGTATTCAATACAGCAGGCACAGGGCTTAATTGGTCAAAAGAAGATCCTGTAACAGGTAACACAATTAGTAGTATAGATACTGATGCAAATGGATTGTTAATTTACTCACCAATACAAAATGGTGATACAGTTTACATTGGTGTACTAGATTCAAACAACATAGGATTCTTTGAAACAGCAGAAGACGCTCAGATAGAGGATTTAACAGAAAGAAACAACAGACGTTATAAATTAACAACAACTGATAGTGCGTCACTAAGCATTACTGATGCAGGATATGATGCAGATTTAGAAGGCTTTTTCCTAAGTCATCAAGTAGTACCACGTGATTCTGTTACACGTAGACAAGGTGACACAATGGAAGGACCATTAACACTACATGATCATCCAGGTGATCTTGCTGGTGCTGGTACTCCAAACGGCCTTGCAGACTTACAGGCAGTATCAAAATTATATGTTGACAGCCAGTCAACTGAATCAAGTGCAAACATTTTTGTAAGCACAGTTGGTAGCGATGATCAGAGTGTTGCACCTCCAGGTAAGGAAGGTAGTTCACTAGCATATGCATACAGAACAATTGGTGCGGCTGCACGTAAGGCAGAGCAAATACAAATTGCGTCACCATTTGAACCTGGTCCGTATATGCAAGACATTTTCACTTCACGTGTTGTAAGTGAAGGTGAACCACCAACAATTGAACTTTCACAAGTAACACAAACAGGTTTTGCTGTAGGTGCAGGACTAGGTGCTAGAGGCAATGCTAAAACACTTGTTGAAGCAAACTTAAACTATATTGTTGCTGAAGTAATTGCATGGAAAGATGCACAGATTGCAGGCAAACTAAGTTCAACAGTAGGCGCAACAACTGTAAACTGGACCAACAGAGTTGTTGGAGATAGAGCATTAGAATTAGATCTACGTAAAGGTATTACAGCAGCATTATTAGATCACGTTGCTGGTACACTTGCACAAAGCCTTAGTGTAAGAGTTGGTGTTGAATTTTACAACGACGAATATACTAGATCACAAGCAGGTTTATTAAGAGACACTTATGCACATTTATTAGAAAGAGCAAGAACAGTTACAGCAAGTGTAGTTACTAACACACCATTTAGTTCGTTACAATCAATTTACACACAAGAACAAATTACATATGGTAGTAACCAACCATCTAGTGACGAAGCAGGTAACATTACAGATAACCTAGCTATACAAAGAGACATTGTTACTAGCGGAGTATTTACAGCACCTGTAGCAAAAACAGGTAATAGATACGAATTGTTCTTTAGCAACTCAGTTAACGGTGTTACACAAGGTAAAGTAGACCAAGGTGATCCACAAAACAGAGACTTACGAGTAGGTAAAGTCATTAGAGGTAAAACAAGTGGTGCTATTGGTAAAATTATTAGATACTTCCCAGGTAATGATAACGTAAATAATCCTGGATCATTAGACGACTTAGCAGAACTAGAACTGTTATCAGCACAAGAGTTTACAACAGGTGAACAAATTGAAATGGGTAACATTGTCAACAATAGACAAATTACTGTTAGAATTGAAACTGGACAATACTTTGAAGACTATCCAATCAAAGTTCCTGCTAACGTATCATTAGTTGGTGACGAATTTAGACGAGTTATTATTAGACCAAAAGCAGAAGTTTCACAGTCTCCATGGTCAACAACATATTTTTATAGAGACAAAGCATTTGACGGCTTAACTGGTGGTAATGATAGCATTACTGGCGAAGGTGATCCTAACTTACCAACAGACGGTGAAGCATACGTTAATCCATTGTCAGGCGAAACAGATGGGTACTTTGGTAGACACTATCTTTACAATCCAAACAAAAGCAAAAACGTCGACGACGGTGGCGCACTGGCAATTACTAATCCGGGTCAATATAACGATGCGGCTGTATTAATTGAAAAGAACAAAGACTTTATTATTGCTGAGAATATTGCATACTTAGACTATGCAAAAGCTCAAAGTAATGCTGGCGATGCAAACTTTGCAGATTACGCTGGCGTTGTATGGAGTAACGCAGCAAAAGATAGATATAGAAGAACAGTTGGTAGTTTAATTGACGCTATTGCAAATGACTTACGTACAGGCGGAAGCACTAACACATTACACATACAAGGTAGTATATTCTTTGATGGCATAAACTTTGCAAATGAAGCAACACCAAGATATCAAAGTATTATTGCTGCAGGCGATGTAATACAAAGTGTTGTTATTAACAGTGCTTACAACAATTCATTATATGCAGCATACAAAGGTGCAGATCATCCTGATCAATATATAAATGCTAACTTGACAGGTGGCACAAGTATAGCAGGTAATGGTAACTTAATATATGACTTATTTGAATTGCTTAAATGGGGTAATGACAGCACACCAAACGATGACTGGAACCCTGCTAAACGTTCAACAGCACTAGATGCGTTCTTAATGAACGATGCAACAATCCTACGTAATATGACTGTACAAGGTCATGGAGGATTTATGTGTGTGCTTGATCCAACAGGACAAATCCTTACTAAATCACCATACATACAAACAGGTTCAAGTTTTTCACAATCACTAAACAGACAAGCGTTTAGAGGTGGTATGCTAGTTGATGCTTTCTGTGCTAATACTCCAATAAAAGTAACTGCTGTTCAAGGAAACGGCTTTGAACTTTTAGTTACAGCAGAACCAGGAAGCGGTTTAGCAATTAGAAAACCACAAACACCTGCACCATTCTATATTAACGGTATTAGATACCAAGTAAATGACATTGTTGATTACAACGATGGTGGATTACTTGCACCAACAGCAACACTTATACTTGACTCAACATCAGGACCAGTAAGTGACGTAGATCCAGATGTAACTGTAGGTTGGGACACAGTTGAACTTCCGATACCAGCAGGCGGCTACCCTGTTACACTACAAACAGCAGGTAACAGATCGCAACTTGGTAACGACTTTACACAGGTTAATGACTTAGGGTACGGACTTGTTACTATCAACGGTGGTTTAAGTGAAATGGTTAGTATGTTTACATACTACTGTCACACAGCATACTATGCAGGTAACGGTGGTCAAATTAGATCACTAAATGGTTCAAACGCAAACGGTGTATACGGTCTTGTTGCACAAGGTTCAGATCCAAACGAAGTACCAGATGATGTTGTTCTAAAAGACGACATGATGCAGAGTGCTAAAACATTCTCTGCAATTACAGTACTTGAATTGAATCAAAACATAACTGTAGCCGCAGGCGATACTATTGCTAATGCAGCTTCAACTCCAAGTGCTAGTGGTGCGTCAGTGTTTGCATCCGTAGGTAAGAAACTTTACTTAGACGGAACAAGCGGCAGTTTCACTACAGGTGCTAGTATATTTGTTAACAACGCAGACAGTGGTGCAGATGTAACAGATGTCGACACAACGGGTTATACTAACCTTGAAACACAGTTAAGTATGCACGTATACGACTTAGAACATATTCCAAGCAACAAAGGTGAACTTGATTATTATCACGATGATGGCGTAACTCCAACAAACAGAATTGCACGTTACGAAGTAGCCAACATTCAAAAGGTAGATGGTATTTTAGTTGATGGTTATACTATTGACAACACAGAATACACATTTACACCTGTTGCAAGAACAACAAACGCAAATGGTATTATTGGTAACAATGAATCAGAGCCAGTAAGCGAAACAACTGAAGCCGTTATTGTTATAAGCAAAGCAAACAAAAATGGCGGTATATATGGCGTAAGTGTATTTGGTACTGAAAGAGGCGATCATTACAAAATAGGTGATACGTTTAGTATTCCTGGTACACAATTAGGTGGTACTAGTCCAGCTAACGATGCAACTGTTACAATAACACAAATTAACAGAAGTGCAGCCAACATAGACAACGGTATACAAACTGGTAGTATTAGAAGAATGACTATCAGTGGTAGTATTAATAGTATTGCAGGATTTACTCCAGAGAGAGATGGCCAGGTTTATAAATTAAACTTTAGTACATCAAATGATCAGTTTGATAATGATGGCTTACTTGCAGATATTCCAATTAATAAGCCAGTTGATATTAGGAACAACCAAACACACTTGTTTAGAGATATTGAAAGTGTAGGAAGTTTAACAATTCGTCCTAGTACGGCTGTTAACTTTGATGACGATCCAATTGATACTTATAGATCAATTAGTTTTGGTGTTAACAATAGTGCAGGTGCATTATTAGAAGATGACGAATCGCTAACAGGATTTGATGCTACATACGACTACGTTGGATTATTAGTTGACGACACATATATTCAAACAGCTGGTACAACTGTAAACCCTACGGTAAGTTCAACAACACTAGGTAATACACAAGGCGATACAACTCTTGCTATCAGCGTACTTACTCAACTTAAAGATATTTGGAGATTGAATAACAACTTTGACACTGATCCACAGTTCCAAAGTATTCCTGCAGACGATACAGGTAGAGACTTTACTATCACTTATGAATTACCTAAGGTAATATCATGGAGAGGTAAGAAGCACATTGTATATAACTATAGAGAAGTTAAAATTGAAACTGGTGTTCATAATGTAAAAACTACATTTAGTGAAGACCACACATATGCTCTTGTTGATCTAAAAGAAGTAAGCGAAGTAAAACTTACTTTAAATGATAAAGCAAGTTGGGAAAGAGATGTATTCTTCAACCTAGCACAAAGACAAGTTATTGTTAGACAGGTTGGTAATACTAGTGCAAACGGTAAAGTTAAAGTAAAACAAGTTAACGAACAAGTGCTTGATTTATATGACTGGTCAGGTGTTGCATTTAACACAACAGGTGCTCTTGAAATAAGTGTAGATGCAGGCGCAACTTATACAACAATGACTGACCTTGCAACAGGCCTAGTAAACATTGTTCCAACACTAGTTGAAGTTAAAGACACAAACGTAACAGCCGTTGCAACAGGTGTATCACAACCAGTTACACAGGGCTTTAATTCCCCAATTACTCTTAGAGCAGGTTTACAAGATGGTGCTCCTGCTAAGATTACTATACAAATTAGTACATGTAGAGCAACAGGACATGACTTCTTAGACATTGGTACAGGGTCATTTAACCAAACAAACTATCCAAACGTTATTTTAGGTTTCCCTGCAAGAGAAGCAGATCAAGCAAACGAAATACAAGAACGTCAAAAAGGTAGAGTGTTCTTTGTAAGTACAGACCAAGACGGTTTCTTCCGTGTAGGTAGATTCTTTACAGTTGACCAAGGTACAGGTACAGTTACGTTTGCGGCAAGTATTGCATTGTCAGATGTAGACGGTATTGGATTCAAACGTGGTGTTGTTGTTACTGAGTTCTCAACAGACAGTGCAATGAGTGACAATGCTAATGATACTGTTCCAGTTGAAAGTGCTGTTAGAGGATATGTAAACAGACGTTTAGGTTATGATCAACAAGGTGTAGAAGTTAGTAACCCATTAGGACCAAGTGTTATTACACAGAATGGTGCTAAAGCATTTACTGGTGATCAAAGCATGGGGCAGAATAACTTAACTGATCTTGCTCCAGTTGATTTACTATTAACATCAGGATCAACCGCTGTAAACAAAGACTATGTAGACAGTAGATCAGAAGGTGTTAAGAAAGCAAAAACACTAAGAGACGTTGAAATTAGTACTGGTGATGCAAACCAAGTGTTAGGTTTGACAGGTACATATTCCTTATACTTAGATGCTAATGCTGGTAACGCAGGTGCATTTGTACCAGGTAAGGTTCTTACTAATAGTGCCGCAACAAATAACTTTGGTACTGTTACAGGTACATATGACTTTTATGATAACGGTCTTGGAGATGTAGTTGTAGTTTACTTTACCAAAGGACCAGACATTGCTAGTCTTACAGAATATAATTTAAACATAGGTGCTGGAACTATTAGCGGACTAAAAGCTGGTGCTCCAGATGTTTATTCTAAAGCAAGTGCTGGGTCTGGAACAACAGACGGCCAGTCAAAGTATATTAACGGACCATTCCAAGAAATTATTAACATTGGTGAAGAACCATTCAATACAGGTACACCTGTAAGTGACATTAGTTTTACAACAAGACGTTTAGTTAATGACGATGATCCAAGTGATGTATCACTGCCAGATAGACCAACAGCATACTTTGATATGCAGATTAACAATGAAGTTATTGTTAACGATGATGTAAATCCAACAGCGGCTGTTGTACAAAGCAAATTGAACATGAAAGAAGCAGATACTTTTGTAACTGCCGCAGATGATCAAATTGTAATTTCAGCACAAGAAGTTGTACAAGGATTTACATATGAAGTTGTCCTACAAGGCACTACAAACTTTGGAGCATTAGGCGCTGGCGCTAGTACACCAGGCACAGTATTTACAGCAAACGCAAGCAATCCAAACATTACTGGTGGCGGTACTGTTAAAAGAATACAAAGCAACATTGTTGTTAAAGATCTAGCAGACGATGACAGTTATGCAACTAACCAAGCAAAACTAGGTTTGTCAGCATTTGATGGTGCTAACTTTAAAGTTACTAGGGGACACGTTGGACTCAAAGACAACGGTATACCTAAATCAAAACTAGAGCAAATTGCTGCAGACACTGTATTAGGTAACTCAACAGGTGCAGAAGCAAACGTTGCAGAAGTTGCATTTACTACAGTAGTTGATGAAGGTCAAGGTATACAACACACTGACTTTGCAACAACGCAAGCAACAGGTGTAATGACTAGAACACTTGAAACAGCAGGCTCTGAAACTTACCTAGTAGTTAATGCTACTACAACTGGTGAAGCTAATAGTTTTGTAAAAACAAATGGCGCAGGTGTAATTGATGCACAAGGCTATGCTCTAAACAACAATAGTGTACTAACACAAATTGGTGCTGGCGCAAGTGGCGTACTTACAATTACTTCTATACAGGGCGGTAAGAGTATACAAGCAACAGGTGGTGACTCAACTACTCCAGCATATACAACTGTATTTGGTAATTTAAATATAGGTGATCTTAAAGATCCAGACGGTGCTGATGCAGATAATGATCCAGATATCTTTGATCGAAGTGAGTTACATGCGGCGGCTGACGCAGCATTTGATACAGCGAACGGTACAACTGGAACAATAACACCATTTGCGGCTTCACAGTGGACATACACAAACTTCATTGAAGCACAAAACGAAAAAGGTGATACGTCAGCAGGTATTGCAATTGGCGCATACAGTGGTAAAGCATCAGCAGGTAAAGTTGGTATTGTTGTGTCAAACGGAACTACACAAAAAGTTATTACTTTTGGTATGTTTGATTCTACTGGTGATGGTAATGAGGACACACTTGCAATTATACCAGATGATGACAATACTACTGATATTGGTGGTTCAAACCTAAGATTTAAAACTGGTTATTTTGAAAACATGAATGTTGATGCAAGTATAACATCAGCAGGTATTACAGCAGGTAATATTAAAGTAGGTGAAACTAGTGATAATGAAATTGACACTACATCAGGTAATTTAACTATTGATTCAGAAGGTGGTACTGTTACTATTGATGATATACTAAGTGTATCAGGTACGGCATCTTTTAGTAGTACACTAACAGTAACATCAACAACAACACTCAACGGTGCTGTTAGCTTAGGTGATGCCACAGGTGATGATATTAGTATAAACGGTTATGTTAATACAGATATTATACCAAAAGATGCTACTAAAGATTTAGGTGATGCAACAAGAACTTTTGCTAAAACATTTACAAGAGAACTAACAACAGGAGCTTCAGGAACAACAGGTACTATTACAGGTGACTGGAGTCTGTCAAGTGGTTCTAAATTACAATCAACCTACGCTGACTTGGCTGAGATGTATTCAGCAGACACAGAGTATGAAGTTGGTACTGTATTAGTGTTTGGCGGTGATGCAGAAGTTACTACAACTGACGCTAAAGGCGATCATAGAGTTGCTGGTGTTGTAAGTGCTGAGCCAGCGTTTGTTATGAATCAAGACTGTCCGGGCATTGCAACATGTATTGCATTACAAGGTCGAGTTCCTGTTAAAGTAATTGGTAAAGTACAAAAAGGCGATATGCTTGTTTCAAGTGCTATACCAGGTTATGCTATTGTTAATAACACACCAAGTGTTGGTACTGTTATTGGTAAGGCAGTTGGTACTAAAGAAGATGATGCTAAAGGTATTGTTGAAGTAGTAGTGGGCAGAGTATAATGGCCGAAAGTAAAAGCACAAAAGGTAAAAGTTCTACAGATGAAAATGGAAAACGATTAACAGTAGTCGCCAATCGTGGACCAAGGTTACAAGTAAAAATCAACGGTGATCCAAAAGATACAGCCGCTGAAGCACTTAAAAAAATTAGGCGATAAATATAGTAAATAGGATGACATAATGGCCAACAGATTTCCACTAGTAGTAGACACAACAGCAGGTAACCAGTTTAGAGAATTACCAGATGGTGATAATCTACTACTTACAAACAGTAGCATTGTAAATGCTCTTGATATACAAGCATTAGGAACAGTTACAGCATCGCAACTGGTTGTAGACGGCACTGTATTTAGAAATGACTACAACGACTTACAGAATAAACCTACTATTCCAACTTCGATATTACAGTTAGGAATAGGTGACGGTACAAACGGTCAGTTTCTAACAACAAACGGTGCTGGCACAATAAGTTTTCAAAACATTCCTGTACAAGATCCTACACTAGGTGGTGAATTATCCGGAACAGCAAGTAATGCTACAATTAATGCAAACTCAATTGGTATTGCACATTTAGATGTAGATGACGGAACTATTGGTCAAGTTCTTGCTACAGACGGTTCAGGTAACTTACAGTTTATTGATATGACAGGTGGTGGCGGAGGTGGAGGCGGTGCTTCTAACTTCTTAGAGCTATCAGGGCAAATTGGATTATCACAAATTGATGACGACTTTATTACTCCAGTAAAACTTAAAGACAACGGTCAAATACCTACAGCAGGACAATATCTAACTGTAGCCGCTGGTGGTGATTTTGAATACTTAGATATTCCTACAACTAACCCACAATGGGACGATGTACAAAACAAGCCAAACATTCCTGCAACACTTACTGATTTAGGAATTGTAGAAGGTAGCGATGGCGATATTCTAAAAACAGACGGTGCAGGTAATTATACATTTACAGCATTTGATAGTATTGAAAACATTGAATTTAGTGGTACAACAATTAGAACTGTACCGGACAATAGTAATTTAAGTATTGATCCTAAAGGCAACGGCTATCTTAGTATAGTAGGTACAAACGCTGTTGTATTACCAGCAGGTGATACATCACAAAGAACACCAAACGTTGCAGGTGCTATGCGTTTGAACACCCAACTAGGAATATTTGAAGGTTACGATGGTAGTAACTGGAACGGATTAGGTGGTGTAAGATCAGTAGACGGATTAACATATGTTAGTGCTGAAACAACACCGGGCGCAAGTGACGACACAATTACTTTTGTTACTAATGGACAAACAAGTGCATCACTTACAGAAACTAAACTAGAATTAAATCAAGCGGTTGGCGTAAAAATTAAGAGTACACAAACTGCTGTAGACTTTGAAACAGGTGCATTAAGTGTAGACGGTGGTGTAAGCATCAAAGGCAACTTGATTGTTAGTGGTGCTGTTACTGTAAACGAAGAATTCAACACAAGTGTTAAAGTTGAAGGTACAACATTAAGTGCCACACAAACAAATCAGTTTTCAATAGCACCAGCAGAAATAGACTTCTTTGCAACTTCGATGAAGGTAAGAGTATTTGGTGCAAGTGCTGACAATATTGATCAAGATCAAACAAACTTAGGTGTACAAGTAAACAGAGTAGGATTTGGTACTCCAGACGGAAGTGGCAATGAAGTTACATTTAGTTACCGTGTTGCACAGATGGATCAAGTGTCAGGTAAGATTAGTGCTGTTACAGCGGCGGCTGATATTACTATTGAACCAGAAGAAATTACAGATTTTAACAACAACAAAAATATTCAAGTAGTAGTAAGCAGAGCATCAAGTTCACATAACGTATTAATATATAGAAAAGTTGGTTCTGAAGTTGATTATACATTACATAGTATATTAGGTCCAAAAGAACTTGGCGTTGCACTAAGCAACATTGTATTCACCGACTACTATGACTTTGACGTTACTCCTTGGAGTAAAAGAACTAACCAAGGATTATTTACTTCAGATAGTGGACTAGTACATGTTCCGTTAGTAGCACCAGGTAGTCCAATACTAGGTTGGGTTGATACTGAGATTACAAATGTTAATTCTGAAACAAATACACTTACAGTAGCAAGTCAATATTATGCAACATCAAGTACAATTGAAGTTGTTGTTGACGATACTGTTGCTGTACAAACAGCAATTGATGCGGCTAAGGCACAGAATAGAAATAGCCTAAGTTTAGAAAACAGAACTTACTTTATTAAAAGACTAGAGCTACCAGATGGATTTACATTAAAAGGTAGCGGTGATCAAACAAGAATTATCAAACAGTATTGGTCAACAGAACAAGCAATTGGCGACAATGCTATTATAAGACCAAAGTCAGGATATGCAAGTTATAGTAACATTACAATTAGAGATTTACGTATAGACGGCAACGCACAGAATCAATATTTAACAAGTGATACAACTAATGACTATTTAAACTATGCTGTATATTTGTATGGTAACGATTTACTATTTGAAAATATAGAATTAGATAATGTTGTAGGCGGCGGTATTTACGCATACGAATCAAGTATTACAGAAAATCTTACTGTACTAAACAGTGAAATTACAGGCGGTGGCTTAACTTACTCGTTTGACTGGTATCCATTGTTTGCAGATGAGTGTAGATCAATTAAAGTTGCACACAATACATTTAGAAATTTCCCAGGACCAGTACGTATTAGTGCTGTACAAAAAGGAATAGTATCTCCAAATATTGTTGACAACTGTGGTGAAGGTATCTTTGCATACGGCGCAACGAAGATTATATTAACACCAAACGTACTACTAGGACCTGCAGGTGAGTTTATTGCTAATCCAGATGTACTTAATTCAGAATACGACAGTATAAACATACTACTTGAAAACGGTATTGACTTTAATAGTCCACAGTATGTATATCAAGAAAATGGTCAGTTCTTTGACTTCACAGCAAACCAAGGACGTTTAACTGGATTAATTAACGAGCTTACTAAGATAAACAATGTTGAAGAACTAAGTACAGATTATTCAGAAACACTTGCTGGTGAATCATACATACAGTTTACAAATGGCGGCGATGTAAACGGCAACTTTGCATTCCGCATTGTAGCAACAAGAGTAAATGGCTTACTTAGTAGAGCAAGTTATTCACAACTATTAAATTCTAATCCAAATACACAAGGACTAGTTTATAGAATTGTGGCAACAGAATACGTTCCACAAAAAACAATACAAGGAAACGGTAATCAGTTAGCAGGTAGTAATTATGAAGTACCTCTTACTGACGTAAGCGGACTAAACTTAGAGGATGTAGTAAGGTTAGTCGGACACAGTACAACTCCACCCACAGGCGGAGTTGATGGAACGATAAAAACAATAAATACGATAAGCAATACTATTGGTATTGATTTTGGAGACACATTTAGTGATATTACTGTAGTAGGTAATGGTGGCCAAGTAGCACTTCAAAACAATTTCGTAGTAGCCAAAGGGAAAATTAACTAATGTCAAGTTTAAACAATATTAATAACAATGCTTCGGTAGTAAACGTAGGTAGAACTACTCCAGTTACACCCGGCGCACAACCTGCATCCAACAGTATACCTGTTGTAGTTGCTACGGACCAAACGGCAATACCAGTCGTTGAACAAAACAAAATACAATCAGAAGTTGCACTTTCACTACTAGGTATACCTAGATCAGAAGTTGCACTAGGTATATTTGCTGACGTTAACACATACGATGTTAACCCAAGTGAGTGGTCAAGTGTTCCAGAAGATTATTCCGAAGTTGGAAGTACAGCAACACAATATTCAGGTGTTGGTGGACCGCAAGCATGGGGTATTTTACACTTACCTGAAGAGTCGGGCGCACAAGTTACAGCACCAGCAGATGAAACAGCGGTATTAACAAGTAAAAGATTTTTTAGATATCAACCAGGACGTGTTTCAGCAGCTACATTTGGTATTAAGAGTTCGTTTGCTTCAGGCAACGTAGTAGGTGCAGGACAAAGAGTTGCAACAAGAAACCCAGATGTTAAAAAGTATGGTATCTTTGATAAGTTTGACGGATACTATTGGGAAACAAGAGACACAGGACAAGGCGATCAGTTTGCTGTTGTAAGACGTACACAATCTATTATCAGAAAGAACCCTTTGCGATTTGGTAATAGTGCAGGACAGCAATTAGAAGATCACGCACTAGGTGGTAAAGCACCAGCTATTGCTGAAAGCACATTTAACCAGTATCCTACAGCAACAAAATATTTAATTGAAAACAAGTTTGATTTAATTGATAAGAGCGTAATTAGTAACACCGCAGTTAAATGTCAAAGAGACTTAGGTTACTTCTTAGAGTCTGTAGGTACAGACATTACATTAGGTACAAACTACGGATCAACATTCCAAGGTTTAGCAGAGTCTAACTCAAATGAATATCCGTTACCAACAAGTGTTACTACAGCAATTGATAACTCAGAAACACAAGTTAAAGCACTAGCAGGTGTAGATGCTACAGCAGACGCACTTGTTGATACATGGTACAACAACTTAAGAGCTGTTGCTGTTGACGCAAGCACAAGAGTTGATTATGCAAGTGCAACACAGGCAGAGCAAATTGCTTTCCTAAAGGCTGTTACATTTACAAATCCAACTAGTGGCGGTTCAGCAAGTAGAGAGGCTGTTAAAGACCAACTAGTTGCAAACAGAGATTTTATTGCGGCAGAGATTAATGCATGGGTAACAGATAACTATCCAAGTGCAAGTCATAACACAAACAAATGTACACGTGATGTATTGTTTGTACTAAACGCTGTAGCATATGATGTGCTATATGGCGGAAACAGTGCTACATACGATGCAGGTAGGTTCTTCTTTTACGATGGTTTTAGTAAGAGTGATCAAACAGCAGATTACATTACACAAACAGTAGCGGCATATGGCCGTTTAGTTGAAATCATTGATGACATTGTTAAAAATGTAACTATTAGTAAAACAACTGGTAACAGTGAAACACAAAGCACAGGCAATGGTGTAGCGGCACAAGCAGAAGCTGATGCGGCTGTTGCGTTTGCTACAATTATTAGAGATGTTATTGACGAAGGCGACATACTATTAAGTTTACCAGTTACAAGAACATTACCAGATACTTCATGGGGTGCAGCTTCAGCTGTTGCGGCACAGACTGCTATTACAGCAGCTACACAAACTATTGTAGAAACAGTAGCACCTGTAACATTTACAGGCGATGATTTAAAATGTAAGAGAGATTTAGAATTTGCACTAGATGCTTACATCAACGATTTACGTTGGGGCGGCAATGGCCATATTATAGCAAATGCGGCAACTTACGACACAGCAATATTAACAGATGCAGAGCGTGAGGGCGAAACACACTATTTCTTTAGAAATAAACTACGTGAAACACTAGCAGGCATTAACGAAACAGGTGCTAGAACAAAATTAGGCGACCTTGCTAAGTTCCAAATACAAGCGGTTACAGCAAACGGTACAGGAGCATATCCTGCACAGCCAGGACCAGACGGAACTACAGGTTCAATTACAGATGCACAGATTGCATCTGCAGCATACGGACAACGTAGTAAAGTAGAAACAATCTTTAGTGTGTATGCATTGTATTACGGTTATCTAGTTAGCCAAAGTTTAAATTATGATACAGTAACAGAATTACCAGACGGTGCTAGCCAAGCAGACTTTGAAAGAGTACTTAAATTTAAATGTATTAGAGACGTTAAGTATGTAATGAATGGTTACGGTAGTGACTTACAGTTTGGCGGCAACGCAGCTACAACATACAACGCATTTAAATACTATAGCGATGGTGCATTAAAAGTTTACTCACAAACAAGCGGTGGAGTTGTTGCAGAGATTGCTAGACACCAATTCTTAAAAGACCTGCTTACATCAAATAGTTTAGTTAATGTTGAAAGAACAGACTCACAGGTTGTACAGATTAAGAGTATGACAACAAGATTTGCTTTATCAACAACACAAAGAGATAAACTACTTACACTAACAGATACTATCATTAATAACTTTACAACTGAATATAATGGCTCTGTTGATTACGGACAAGCAGGACAGTTTGGCGACTTAGTAATTTTACGTGATGGATTGATTATGGTACATGCAGGTGTATACGATCCAACACTACTTAAGAAGCGTGTTAAAACACCAGCACAGATTGACACAACAAATAATACATTGACACTTGCAGAAGGAAGTGTTATAATAGGACAGTATGTAAACTACTATGGCGATTGTCCAGAACTTACAGATGGTAAAACATACTTTGTAAGTGAAGTACAAGGTCCTAAGGGTAATACAATTACACTAATGGACCCTACTGTTGCTGACTTTGATCAGTTTGATGTAACACCAAGTAACAATGTACCAATTACACTTACAGGTGCAGGAACTAATCACTTTATTGAAACACCAGTACCATTTATTCATCCACTAGAATACGCAAAGTCATTTGGACTTGCAGGTGTTGAAGAACGTTACGATGGCATGTTCCCATACATGTACACATCATCTGGTACGTTACCAGCAGATCCAGCAGACGTAACTATAGGATATATTGATACAGCAATCGACACAAGTATTGATGCGGCATCATTAAGAACACAAATAGATAACTTAAACTTCAAGTATAAAACTTGGGTAAGAGATCATGTTGATCCAACATACTATTCAGTATATGAATACAGAGTTGGTAGAACTAGATTCTCAGGAGATGCGTTAGACGGAAAAACACGTAACAGTGTTTACAGTGATAACGTATTAGATAAAAAAGCAGGTGAACTATTCTTAGGCACAGGCGTATCAGCACAGGAACAAACATCAGTTTGGGACATGGACTTTAGTAAGGTGACCATGCTTAAAGTTGAATTTAGTTGGTATGGTGCTGTTGGTGCATTGTTCCTAGCGTATGTTCCAGTAGACAATGGCGAAGCACGTTGGGTAAGAGTACACCATTTACGTTGTTCAAACCAGTTGAAGATATCTTCATTAGGTAATGCTACACTTCCAATTACATATCTAGTATACGGCGGCGGTAGTGAATCACGCTTTGGTGTTCCAAATGCTAATAGGTTACAAAACCCATATGGTAGTTATTCAGAAAGCCTTGTTAAGTATGGTGCTTCTTACTACATTGATGGTGGTGACCGTGGTACAGTTAGACTGTTTAACCATAGTTCAGAAACACCTACAGACATTAATGGTTCAAAGTACAAATTAGGTGTTACTAATACTAATGCTGCAGATCCTGTTGCTCCGTACTTTACAGTAACTGACTTAGACCCTGACACACAAGGCTTTGATGCACCAGCGGCTAGTACATACTACATGAACGCAAGAATAATTACAGGTAACTCACAAGACCAAAACGTAAAAGTTATTTGGGTAGATGGCAATGATTTATATCTTAATAAACCAGTAAGCCAAGTATCAACATTAAATGTAATTGTAGATAGACCAGCACTTGTATATGGATTAAAAACAAAAGACAACATTACATCAGGTAATGGTGACGATGTTAGAAACAGAGTACAGGTATACCCAACACGTTTAAGTGTAGGTAGTGATGCTTCAAGTAACGCTAAAGTTACACTGATTAAAACACCTCTGTTCCAGACAACACTAGGAACAACAGGCAGTTTTGCAATTAATGCAGGTGTAGATGTAAATCAACAATACTTACTATCTACAACAAACACAAATTATCTTTCACAAAATGGAGACTTTACTTACGGTTACTTCCGTGCAAGTTTAAATGGCTCAGAAACACTTATAAGTGTATTGGGAAGATTAGAGAAAGCAAATGACAATTACTATTTTTATCCATCAGAGATATACAATGGTACATTAGAACTTGCTTCGGGCGCAGCATTCTTAAAAGAGGGTGTATATGATCCAAACGGAAATGTACTTACTTCAAGTGAAACAACGTTTGAGAAGGAACGTTTAAGTTCAGTTGAAGTTGCACTAAGAGCGCAAACTCCAATACCTGGAACAGGTACTGAACTAGCAAGTTATTACGTTGCACCGGGTGCTGAAGAATTTGACTTAGCAACTTATTTCGACTATAACAAAGAGTATATAAGTTACCCACTTACAGATCAGCTAGAGACTCTATTCTTAGCAACATTTAGTAATAATACTAATAGCAATACACCTTTAGTTTCGTTGAGTGCGAGCTTGACATGGGAGGAGCAATAATAAATGCCTCAAATCAAAATAGGTTTCGACAGAATACCTATACCAACATCGAAGAATTTTGTACCTCTATATGACATTGTAAAAGGTGTTCCGCTAAGAGATTCAAATGGACAAATTATTGTTACGGAAGATGAAGGTCCGGTAGAAGCCCTTTCCAAAGCAGAAAACAGTACCAGTGTTGTTGTAAACAACAAAGTAGTTGATAACACACAACTAGACATTGTAGAACAGTTTGCTGAAACATCTCAGGTTAGTACAACACTACTAGGTATACCTAGAGCAGAAGTACAACTTAGTTTGTTCAGTGACGTAAGTACATATGGTATTAACCAAGAAGAATGGGAGTT